AGACCAGGCTATGTCTGGGATGCAACCGACAATGTTTGGTATCCAATCGGAGTAGGTGGACACGGACACCCTGACTACATTACTCAGGCTACTGCTGTTAACCCTACTATCATTGATGCTAAGGGTGACATCCTAACTGCAACGGCTGCTGATACACCAGCACGCCTTGCAGTAGGCAACAACGGCGAGACACTCGTAGCAGATAGTTCCACTTCGACAGGCTTGCGTTATCAAACTGCATACAACGGCAATGCAGTAATAAATGGCGGTATGGACATTTGGCAACGAGGCACATCTTTTACATCTGCTTCAGTTTATACCGCAGACCGCTGGTTCAAGGGTAGCCAAGCAAGTTGGACAACAAGCCGTCAAACATCTGGTTTAACTGGATTTCAATACGCTATGCGTTTTCAAAGAGATTCAGGTAATACATCAACAGTTGGTTGTCAAATGTTCTACAATTTGGAAACGGCGGATGCTTTAAGATTTGCTGGACAAACAGTTACAGTATCTTTTTATGCTCGCGCAGGTGCTAATTTTAGCGCGACCAGTTCACAATTTAGTTACATTGTTTATACAGGTACAGGAACAGACCAACGCCGCGACCAATCAACTGGGTACACAGGTGAAGCACAAGCCGCTAACTCAAGTATTACTTTGACAACATCTTGGCAACGCTTTCAATTCACAGCCAGTATTGGTTCAACCGCAACAGAAATTGCAATTGCTTTAGGTTATACTCCAACTGGTACTGCTGGTGCTGCTGATTATGCAGACATCACAGGTATTCAATTAGAGGTTGGGTCGGTAGCGACAACCTTTAAGCGTTCTAATGGTGCTGGCGGAACAATCCAAGGAGAATTAGCCGCTTGCCAGCGTTACTATGTCCGTTTAGGTGCAACAGGTTTATACAATAGTTATGGAGCAGGTGTTTCTTACAATACAACCGACGCTATTATTGGGATACCGTTGCCAACTCAAATGAGAGTAACTCCAACATCTATGGAGTATTCTAATGTTAGAACTTGGGATGCACTTGCTAATACTTTTACTCCAAGTAGTATTAGTTTGTTTAATACATACTCAACACCTACACAAGCATTTGTTGATTCAGTTGGAACAGGTTATACAGCGGGTCGTTTTGCTTGGCTTCAGAACTCAAATAACGCTGCTGGGTATATCGCATTTATTGCAGAACTTTAGGAGATAATAATGGATACAGTTAATTTTGTTAAAATAAATGAAATGGGCGTAGAGGTTGAACACGCAATTATTGACCGAGGCAACGGAGAGTTTACTTCAATGCCTAAGTCAGTCTATGACGAGCAACAGTCACAGGCGGAACAATCCACACCAAGTGTGTAAGCAATGTGGTAGTTGCTCTCATCAGCCTACCCGCACAATAGATGATGCTATAGATGAAACAGATTTACTACCGTATTAAGGAGACATAGTGGCAAGTCGCCCACCCGATATATCCGAGCGCGTGATAATTGACCTATCTGGTCGAACCGCTACTTACTATGACCCAACAACCTACAAGTTTGATGTTGCTATTGGTGGCATGCCGTTTATCTATGGCATCACAGATGCCACACCATACCGCCGTCAGACTGCAGAGTTTAGAACTCAACGCTTTGACAATGCCCGTGACCCAGGTGAGCAATCACTATCAGGTTCAGGCTATTGGATTAGAAGCCAGTCATCCTTCCACTTAGGTGGAGGTATCACATACCAGGAGCCTATCGTTGGCACACCTGATGAAGTTAAGTTTCAATTCTCTGACTCAGTAGGCGTAGACCCATGGACTCCAGGACAGTTAAGTCTGCTCCATTCAACATCCCTTACACAGGCTTCTACTGCCCGCGCAGGCGTATTCTCTACAATCATTAACAATGTTGAGTACCTTGTTAAGGTAACTGGCTCAGCAGCCGTTACAGCCCGTGTAACAACCACTACTACTGGTGGTACAACAGCAACAATTATTAACAACAGTGCGATTACAGAAGAAATTTTGTACGCAACAATGGGTGGTAATGACTTAATGATGGTCACACCTACTAAAGTATGGCGCTATTCATTCGATGCTGTTAGCCCTGCCTTACACCAGGACTATGCCATCAATACAGCCAATGCCACATCTGCTTTTATTTCTTATGTTAAGCAACGCTTTATGTTGGGCTTTACTGATACAGCAAAGAATACATTTGTCTATGAGTTGGTACGCAATACAGGTTCAAGCATTAACCTAAGTACATTAACTGCTGTCAATGGTAGTGCAACTTTACCTATTGGATTTAGGTTTATGGGTATAACGGAATCTAGTGCAGCCATTTATGTTGGTGGATATTCTGGTGATGCAGGCATTGCCCTTAAAATTACCGTAGATTCGGCTGGTGCATTAAGCACTATGACCACAGTGCTTGTCCTACCACGAGGCGAACGCCTTACCGCTATGTATGGATACCTTGGTACCTTTGTAGCACTTGGCACTAGCAAAGGCGTGCGTATTGCAATCGCAGATTCCACTGGCAATCTATCCTATGGTCCACTTGTATACGAATCAGCCTATGACATCTATGCATTTACTGCCAGCAATGAGTTTATCTATGCTGGAGTTAAAGGTGAAGTAAATAGTTATTCAGGGATTATTCGGATTAACCTTGGAGCGCCACTTGGTAGTGGCAAGTATGCCTATGCTAAGGATGTATACGCAGAAGGTGTTACTGGTTACATCTGGTCTATCGCTACATTTGCTAATGGACATAAAGCATTTACTGTTGAGAACTCTGGAATGTGGAGAGAATCACAGACCGACTTTGTTGAGTCAGGTGAAATAACTACTGGCATTATCCGTTTTGATACCTTTGAAAATAAAGCATGGAAGCGTATTAAGGTTCGTATTGAGGATGCGCTACAAGGGGACATAGACATGTTCCGCGTTATTGATGGCGTTGACATAGCGTTTCAGACAATTCCAGAAGGAACAACTGAAATCTATGACTATGACTTAGCCTCAGTATTCTCAGTAGTTTCTGCCGAAGCACAGTTTAAGTTTCGTTTAAACAGAAACAACACTGACCCTACACTTGGTGCGGTTATCTACGGATACTCAGTTAAGGCTTTGCCTACACCTACTCGTGCTCGTGTGTTACAGATTCCTATCTTCTGCTTTGACCAAGAGACTGACCGCAACAAGCAAATCATTGGTTTCCAAGGCTATGCACTTGCTCGCTTACAGGCATTAGAACAGATGGAAGCATTGGGCGAAACGCTCATCATTCAAGACTTTACTGCTGGTGGAGAACCCATTGAGGCAGTAGTTGAGCAGGTTACATTTACCCGCACAACACCACCTAACGGAAACTTCTCTGGCTATGGTGGAATTATTCAAGTAGTTGCTCGTACTGTCGTCTAACATATAAGGAAAATAAATGACTCCTGCTCAGTGGCTAGGTTTAGCCGTATCCCTCTGTACACTTGTTGCTGCTTTTGCTACATCGGTGCGATGGTTGGTCAAACATTATCTCTATGAACTTAAACCTAATTCAGGCGCAAGTCTCAAAGATTCCGTCATTAGACTAGAAGAAAAAGTTGAAATCCTTTATCAAATGATGTTACAAAGAGGGAAGAATGAATGAAGTCTGTTGCCAAGAAAGCCACACCTGCCGCTATTGCTGTCCTTCGACAAGCCACGGCGCTTTCACCTTCCCGTATGAAAGCCAGCGATGGGCTTCTGCCATCGAACGCTCATCTAATGCAGAGTCCAGCGAGCGACCATAACACTGGTCTTGCAGTTGACTTAACGCATGACCCAAAGAACGGTATTGATTGTGAAGAAATATTTGAGAAACTTAAAGAGGATAAGCGTGTCAAGTACCTTATCTTCAAAGGAAGAATCTGGTCCAAAGAAAAATCCAAGTTGGGAAACAGACGGTACACTGGGTCTAATCCTCATAACAAGCATCTTCATATTTCTATTGAGTCCACTATGGCTACCGATACTTCTCCATGGTTTTGGTGGATGAACCAACCTAAGACTCTTAATCAGGTTATTGCCAGTTTGACTGCAATGCCTGCAAAGAAAGCATATAAGACCGAAGTTTGTACATGTTGCAAGTTGCACGGTACAAAGTAAACGAGGAGGAAACAATGGAACAATTTAAGCAACTCGGACTGACATGGTTCCGTGCTGCAGCATCTGCTGCGATTGCACTTTACCTTGCTGGTGAGACAGACCTTAAGACTCTTGCTGCTGCAGCCCTTGCAGGCTTTGCAGGTCCACTACTTAAGTGGCTTGACCCATCAGCAACTGAGTTTGGTCGCGGCTCAAAGTAATACTGTTTAAACAAAAGAACCCCCGCCTTAGAGAAATCTAAGAGCGGGGGCTTTTTTGCTTTTCCTTGACGGCTTCCCCAACAGCCAAGAAACTTAACCGCCAGTCTTGTAAAACCCTGGACCCCTAAAGTGTACTGCGGGTGGTGTGAATACCCGCCTCATGTCCCCCTCACACAGGCTACAGGTAGGCACAGTGCCTGACTCATTAACAGATAGTAGAAGTTCCTGCACTACATTGCAAGCGTTGCATTGAAAGTCATACTGTGGCATCTTCACCATCCATGGGAGTAGGTACTGTTACTTGTGAGCCACACAATGCACACTCTGCATCAGTAAACCAAAGCGAAATTTCATTATCCTCAAACATGCAGCCGACTTTAAAAAGTCGTGAGCCACAGGGACAAACATGCGTGGGAATACCACGATAGTTAGCCAGCATGCTAGGCTTGGGCTTCCGCTTGAGCCTAGATACAATTAACCAGTTCATCACGAACAGAAGTGTAATCAACTTTTCAAGAAATTACATGCCTGTAATTCATCGGCGTGTCGCAGAATAGATGAGACATTGTGTAGTAAACTCCTCTATTGCAAAGGAGAAATAAATGACACTCGAAGAAAAAACTGGGAAGAACTACATCTCCCACAGTGCTATGTCAACATGGCTCAACTGTGGCTGGTCGTATTATCTATCCCGCATACAGAATGTACCGCAGAACCCCTCCTACTGGCTTGTAGGGGGCAAGTCACTCCATGAGTTAACAGAAATCTATGATGCCCTACCACTTGGTAGCCCGTTCGATTCCACTGCTGTGTTTAATCAGCGATGGGATGAAAACTACAAGCAGGCTGACAATGGCATGCCGTTCCGTGCTGGTGGCAGAGAAACCAAGGCGTATCCTAACAAAGAGGATGCTTCTTGGTGGTTAAATAACGGTCCTAAGATGGGTGACTTCTGGGTACAGTTCCGCCACGATAGTGGGTACCAGATGTACCACTTACCTGACGGAGCACCTGCCATCGAAACAGAACTTAATGTGGAGATTGGTGGGGTCAATATGAAAGGGTTTCTTGACCGCCTTATGGTTGCGCCAACAGGTGAACTTGTAGTGGTGGACATCAAGACATCCAGCAAAGCACCAATGACCTATACTCAGTTAGGCACATACGCTATTATGACTGAGAAGTTATTGGGTATTCGCCCTACTTTAGGGTCCTACTTCATGGCTCGTACTGGTGAGTTAACTCCTCCAGTAGACCTATCGCACTATACAGAACCACGACTCGGACAATGGGTTAGTGGCTTTAAGATTGCCGTTGAGAACAACATCTTTATCCCACAGCCAGGTTTTATGTGTGGTACTTGTTCAGTCAATAAGGCATGCTATGCAGTTAAAGGTGAAGATTCACACTTGTACCCCGAACTAGGAGCAGACACAAATGAGTAATCAAAACGCAGCAATTCAGATTAACTTCAAGACAAAGAAGGATGGCATGCTTATCAACCTCTACGCAACTGATGCGTTGGAACTTGATACCTTGCTTGATGCAGTAAGCCAACGCATTGCAGCATTGGTTGACCTCGAGACAACCGTTGAGGCTATGGCATCAATTAAGACTTCATTCCCTACAGCAGAAGTTATTAACCAAGGTGCAGCACCAATGCCTGCACATGCACAACCAGCACAGCAGTATGCACCTACTGCACAAGGCTACGCACCAGCACCTGCTGCTACACCAATGTGTACATGCGGTGGCGGACCAATGCGTTTAGTTAAGGCTGGTATCTCAAAGTCAACAGGCAAGCCATATCGCGCCTTCTTCTCATGTCCACAACCACAAGCCTCACAATGTAATAACAGAGTAAACGCGTAGTACATGCGCCGTTTATCCCGCGCTATTAAGACTGCCTCGCAAGGGGGTGCCACATTACCTACGGTGTGGCGCTCACTTGCTGAGCAGCAGATAGCGTTTAGACGGGGTGAAGTGAGTATGGTTGCAGGTCCTCCAGGCTCAGGTAAATCTACCTTTGCCTTATCACTTGCAGTCCATGCTCAGGTTCCTACTCTGTACATTTCAGCAGACACTCACTCACATACCATGAGCCTGCGTTTGCTTGCAATGATTACAGGCAGACCACAACAAGAAGTAGAACCACTGATGGAAGCAGATAGAGAATGGGCAGCACAAATGCTCAAGCCTGCTGACCACATTATGTGGGAGTTTGATTCAGCACCTACGCTTAAAGATGTAGAGGATGCAGTCCTTGCATCACGAGAACGCTTAGGTCAAGATGTTGAACTCATCGTCCTTGACAACGCAGTAGATGTAACCCTTGATGGACAAGATGAGTGGGGTGGACTACGAACACTCATGCGTGAACTCAAGTGGTGGGCTAGAGAAACTGGCGCTGCTGTTGTTGTTTGCCACCATACAAGTCAGGGAGTTGCTGGTAATCCTTGCCCACCAAGCAGTTCCCTGCATGGAAAAATTGCTCAGACTCCTTCGTTAATCCTTACGGTGTATAACCAAATTGCTTCGATGGGTGTGTGTGCAGTTAAGAATCGTTATGGTCCAGCCGATTCAACAGGAGCAAGTCCAGTGTGGCTTGCATACAACCCAGCCAGTATGCAACTGGCAGATTTATTACAGGCATAAGGAGAAGTTATGACACCCAAATGGGAAATCAAAGTTGTCGAAAATGCAGGAGAACTACGAGGTAGTTTAAACGCAGAGGATGTAGTCGTCCAGGCTAAGCCATTGATTACAGACATTAAAGCGCAGTTGATGTTTATACCGAAACAGTTTTCATGGACAGTGGGATGGAGAGCGTATGTTTGGCAAGAAGAAGAAAGCGGAAGATTCAAGGACCTCACAGAAGATGAGTTCAAGAGACTCGTTAATGAAGGCACTATCAATTACTCCAGAGATGATGAAGGAAGCAGTGATGTCATCGAAGCAAGTACCAGCGGAGTTGAAACAAGTAATTCTTGATGGACTACCAGAGTTTATTGAACGCATTGACGAGGCTACACAAAAAATCTACGACCCCGCACAAGTCTGGTTCGAGTCTTTACAGTTCGCTGATTATGTTGGGCAGTTGGCTCAGCATCTTACTGAGGACCACGGACCAGAGTGCAGAGAAGAAATCGCCATTCAACTCCGACTAATGAGCGCTTCATGGAAAGACCTAGCAGAGAACGCAATGGAAGTACTAGACAAATCAGAGGAAGTGTTTAAACATGGCGCACAGCAATAAAGAAACACTCTCAGTTATTTGGTGTGACAACGGAAATACTGACGGCAAGTTTACAGAGGGCTTGGTATACAGCATCATCACTGGTGATGTGCCATTCCATAACGCTATCCGTGTACAGGGCAATCAGATTGCTCGCCAACGACAGGCTGCATTTGAAATGTGGAACAAGGTTGGTACTGACTGGTCGTTGTGGGTTGACTCCGACATCGTACTTACCAAAGAAGTTGTTAAGATTCTATGGGATACCGCTGACAAGATTTCTCGACCTATCGTAAGTGGTGTGTACTTTATCTCTAAGCAGATGGAAGGTTCATTGATGCAACCTATGCCTGCCATCTTTGATGAAGGCAATGGTGAGTACGAGATTAAATACAAGCATCCACTGCCACGCAATCAAGTAATTAAGGTAGACCATGCAGGGCTAGGCTTAGTGTTGATACATAAGTCTGTTATCAAAGCGTTACATGAAAAGTTTGGTGAGTCTGACTTCGTGTTTGCAGAGAACAACGCAAGCGGTGAACAGTTTATTGGTGAGGACATTGCCTTCTTCCGTAAGGTTAAGGCAGCAGGTGTTCCTGTAGTTGCTAACACATCTGCATTGGTCAAGCACATGAAACGGTTTGCCTTTGATGATAACTACTACAACCTTTATTGGGCAGCCATTGAGAGTGCAGAAAGGAACAAAGATGCCAACACCACAAGCGAGTAACAAGCGCAGAGGCGCTGCATTTGAAATAGAACTAGCAGATTGGTTGATGGAACAGGGTTTAAACGCACAGCGTTTGCCTCGTGCGGGGCGCAATGACATCGGAGATGTCTACCTTCCTGCTAATAACGATGGCTATGTCATTGAAGCAAAGGCACCACGCCGTGATGGTCGTATTGATTTGAGCGGATGGTTGCGTGAGGCTGAGATTGAAGCAGAGAACTATCGTGTACAGAAACGAATGGTGCTTGCACCATCGCCACTAGTAATTATCAAAGCAAGTAACAGAGGGATTGGGGATGCGTATGTCGTACAGAGGCTCAGTAGTGCGCTTCCAAAACTCTAAGCATGACATCGTTAAAGTACTAGAACACTACGGATTTGTAGTACCAACTAATCGCGGTGGTTGGGTCACAGTGCGCTGTGCCTTCCACAATGATAAGGTTAAGTCAGCGCGTTTAAACATAGACAACGGTGGTTTTCGCTGCTTTGCATGCGAGATGTCTGGTGATGTCTACTCACTCATTATGAAGAAAGAAGGAGTTACCTATGTCAAGGCTCTCGAAATCGCAGAGGGAATTACTGGCGAAAGCAACGGAGAACTACGAAAGAAACCTAGACGAGGTGGCTCCGTATCTGGAGAGTCGAGGTATAACCAAGGAGACAGCACTTATGTTCCGCCTCGGCTTCGTAAAGAATCCTGAGACAGGACATGAACCATACCAAGGTAAGTTGGCTATCCCATACCTGACACCATCAGGAGTAATTGACATACGCTTCCGCAGTTTAAACGCAGATAGCGGACCGAAGTATCTATCAAGACCTGGTGCAAGCACACACATTTTTAATGTGGCTGCATTGAATACAGACTCTGATGTGTTGGTCATTTGTGAAGGTGAGATTGACACGATGATTGCCACACAAGTGGGCTTTGCTGCTGTTGGTTTGCCTGGTGCTAACAACTGGAAGCCGTTTTATACACGAGTCCTTGCGGACTGGGAAAAGATTATGTTGTTCTGTGATGGTGACAACGCTGGTAAGGAAATGGCTAAGACAATCACGCGTGAACTGGACAATGTGTTCCCAATCTTTATGCCTGAGAACTGTGATGTGAACGATGTGTACCTCGCCGAGGGCGCAGAAGGACTACATAAACGAGCGGGTGTTTAAACATGGCAAAGAACTCATCATTTGATTTAGACTTTGGATACGGTAGAAAAGGTGAGCAGTTAGTAGAAGAACTGTTAACCGAAGGCAAGACTATAGAAGTCAAGCGTGACCGCAAATGGTGGGTTACTAACAATCTTTACATTGAAGTTGAGTGCTGGTTTATGAAGTCTAAATCATGGGAGCCATCGGGCATCATGGTTACTGAGGCTGCATACTGGGCATTTGTATTAGAAAAGGGTGTGCTCATGGTACCAACAAGCCATGTGTTGTATGCCATTAAAGAGTTTGGGCGCGAGATAACATGCGAGATTCCCCCGAATAAAAGCAAGGGTTACTTGATTACAGTAGATGATTTGTTAACAGCAATGCGTAAGTTAAAGAACGAGAAGGAAGAACCCAAGGATGAGTGATGAAGAACTAATAGAGTCTATTGAAAAGGCTTGTTACTTTATTCCTGCTGAACACATGCAAGATACTGGTAGTGGTAAACCTTTTGCTTACATTCAAGGCATTACTAATGGCAGGAAACAAGCCATTGAAATTATTAGGGGTCGCAATGGATGAGCAAGACAAGGTATGGGAAACTATTTATGGCACAGCACGACAGGTTGCATCGCGCAGTAACCGCATCCATCGTGGACTTGTAACTACTGATGATGTATACCAACACCTATCTTTGTGGGCACTAGAACACTGGCATAAGATAGAAGAATGGGAACAGCAAGAGTCGTTAAAGTATAAGTTGCGCCGTACTTTCTATAACGAAGCACAGAAGTATGTTGCACGAGAGCGCGTGCACCACTCACGCACGCCTATGTCTGATAGTTTTTACTACACACATGAGGTACTGCATGAACTATTGCGTGATGTGTGGACACATGAAGGGTGGACAGATACCGCAGACTTAAGCAATGAGTTTGTATCTAAGTCGAGCAAGCCAGCAGAAGGTGGCAACCGAATGGCGTTGCTATCTGATGTAGCGGCTGGACTAAAGCGTTTAAACGATGCAGACCAGGCGTTGCTGCGGCTAAGATATGCTAATGGTGGCATGGAGTTTGATGCTTTGGCTGAGGAATACAAGGCAACAGAGGAAGCCATACGCAAGCGTGTCAAGAGAGCATTGACTAAGTTACAAGATAGACTAGGTGGTGAAGCACCAGTATGGTATGGGCGTAGGCGCAATCGCACTAACGCAGAAGCACGACAGGAAGTGAGTGGACAAGAATGATTATAGGTTTGAGCGGATACGCACAGTCGGGTAAAGATACAGTTGCAGAACTGTTGTGTTTAAACTATGGGTTCAAGCGTATTTCTTTTGCGTTACCCATGCGTGATGCAATCTATACATTGAATCCATTGGTTGATGGTCGCAGTCGTATTGCTGATGTCATTGATGAGTGGGGTTGGGATGTAGCCAAGATTAACCCTGAGATACGCAGGTTACTTCAAGTGTTTGGCACAGAGGTTGGTCGTGAAATCTTTGGTGAAAACTTTTGGGTTGACCAAGCGTTTAAACGAGCAGAAGAATACGAACGAGTAGTATTTTCTGATGTGCGTTTTCCTAATGAGGCACAAGCAATAGCCGATAAGGGTGGGCAAGTGTGGCGCATACAGCGTGAAGGACACAAGCCTGTGAACTTACATACATCTGAAACTGCGATGGATAACTGGCGCTTTGATGATTTGATTCTTAATCATGGCGACCTTAATGATTTAGCCGATGAGGTATTCATGTTGGCTAAGCAAAAAGAAATTAACTTGGCATAAAAAAAAAGAAGCACCGCGAGGGACTGGAACCTCAAGCGGTGCTTCTCTGTTGTAGCCTAACAGACTACGAACGCCATGCCAAATCGCTAAATGTATGTGGGTCTGTCACTGCCCAGCCTAGCATCTTGCGTATTCCTACTCTAGCATCGGGCGTTGTGCCACCCCATACCCCTTGCCTTTCATGAACTAAGCCCCACTCCAAGCATGCCTGTTTGATTGGGCAATCTTTACATAGTTTGTCATAGAACTTAGTCTCTACTCGTGTGTACTGCACAATCTCGGGGTAAAACATCTCCGTGTTTGAACCTCGACATGCACCTTCCGACATAACTTCTGCGTTGTAGTTGAGCCGATAGTAAATCAACCCCTTTACAATCTTTTGTTGCATGATTCTGTGATACTTAGGTGTGGTCGGTAGTTTTTGAAACGCTCGCATATCCTGCCCCAATCAGATAATCCAATAGTGTGTCAATCACGATGTCCGCTTTTGTTGAGCGAACCACTACCGCATCGTGGGGATTCTCTGCGTTTAAACATAACCCACTTATGACTAAGTGGGTTTTAAGTTCTTCTTTGAGTGTTTGATATTGTGTCATTAGTACCACCCCCTCGACAGACTCGAAGCGTATGCCTTGCAGATGTTGCCACCGTATTTTCTTTCTATGTATGCCAAGCCTGCATCCACTTGTAAGTATCCGTCCTCTGTCTGCTTGTGTCCAACCAAGCCCCATGTGACTGGCATTAACTGTGCAATACCTGCTGCTTTGCTTGACTTGTTCAATGCTGCTGGTCGCCAGTTACTTTCTCGTGTCCATAAATCATGCAGACATGACCACTGTTCAAGCCGTCCGTCTTTGGTTAGTTGGTCTATGGCATAGCGTTGGTAATCGTTTGTGTAATAAGCAACCACCTGACCCGACATGGCTGAGTGTTTAAACGGGATGACTGAACGGGAATCGCGGGGGAATAATGCGATTGCCAACCCGAATACTATGACTGTTACCAGCCACAATCTACCACTAGGCGTTAGTTTGTTCAGCATACTCAGCCTCAACCTTGCTCTTGTCTGCGCATACTTTCTTGATGAACGCGAGGATGTCTTGCGGTATGTCCGTGTCATTGCCTTCTCCATCATCCTTGCCTAGCACAATCATATTGCCAAGCATCATTGGGTTATTGCCGAACATGAAAGACAACGCGCTTGCCACTGTGTTCAGTGGTAGTTCGAGCATGATGCCTTCCTCGTTTACATAGCCTGTGAGTACTTCATCTCCATAGTAATCGTACATGTGGACAATCTCAATCAACCCATTGACTGCACCTTGCATGTCTTTGAGTCCATTGAAATCCTTTTCCTCATAGGTTCCATCGGTGTATAGCACTACGCCTTTAGGCATTTGCTTTCCTCCCTTGCTTGTAGTTTGCGAGCGATTTCGTCAATCATCGCAAGCAGTTCATCATCTGTTAGTTCATCGCTAACCTTTATTTGTGTGCGTGTAGTAGAGACAAGCAGTTTACTTGGTGTCATGTTTAAACTCCCTGCCCACCTCTGCCTTTGCACCAATCGTATCAACAGCCTCTGATAAATCCCTGAACAGTTGCACTTTCTTTTCCTCACTGAGGTGTGCCACCATTGAGGATGTAACCTCGGCTTTCCATAGAGTTGTCATGAGTTCAGCCCCTTCATCATTTGATTTAGTTCTGCGTAAGATAGTTTATCGCTAGTGAATGGCACGCTGTCAAGGGTTTCTTTATCTTTTAATCCAGCATGCTCAACCCAAGACTTGTATGGGGTAGCACCCTTGTATAGTTTCATGAAATCACAGGCTGATAAGTACAGTTTGTACTCGTTGTTGATTATGAGCGCCACATTCCATGTCTCATAGTTTGCCCAGCCTTGGTAAGTTTTCGCTGCGAGCATGTTTAAACACCACTCTCTTCGATTTCTGCAATCTGTCTCTTTAAGGAGGCGATGCGTTGTTCCTTTGAGGGATGAACAGTTCCACCTAGTTCAATCACATTGGCACGATACTTTTCTTTGTACTCATTGCGATACTTATCAACGAGGAATCGTATAGCCAAGTGCTGAGCCCTGACATGTATTGGATTTGCTTTTCTTGGCATTTACTCACTCACCTTCTGTGCATCCCTCATGATTTTAATTGTTCTGCGTAGATTTTTGTTGTCGTTGTTAAGTGCATGGTTGCCCATGACTAGAGCAATAAGTGTTCCTACTAATACGAATAGCAGAATCACGATAGCGAATAAGTCTGTTGAAGTTAACATTTGAATCCAGTTTCCAATCTATTTTGTAAGCAGAGTTGCTTACAGAAAGAATCATCTCATACCCTATGCAATGCATGTCAAGTACATTTGAAAACTTTTTAAATTATTTTTTTGTTTAAACATAATTGCATGTATCTTTTAGTTTTACCAGCGGTAAAACCTACCTTACCAGACCTGTCAAGTACCTCTGTTTAAACAGTGAGTTACTCCAGGAAGAAACACCCCTACCAATGTTTAAACAGTGTGTCAACCCCAGATTCCAGGCAAAAGAAAAACCCCCGCCGAAGCGGGGGCTAGTCTCTTATTGTTTAGAATAAGTGTGAGTCATAGTAACTTGGGTGCTCGCTCCATTCATCTTCATACTTTCCGATTGCATGGTCACGCCAGTTGGATGAGAATGAAAACGCAGAGCGGTAAGGCTTGAACTTTTGGTGCTCAATAATCTTTCCGTTCTTGACCTTGAAGTACTCACCCTCCTCTGCTGAGTATGACCAATCTAAGTCCGAGCCGAGCATGATGCCAGCGTTCTCGATAGTGTCCTCGGTTGAACCATAAACCAGTGAACCAGTCAAGGTTTGACCTATCCACAATGGGCTACTAGATACACGAGCAAGGTGCAATGTGTCGCCCTGATTCTGTGTAATCCATGCCAATGCTGCACTACCTTGGATGCGTGTTAGTACCTCGGCAGGATGTTCTCCCTTAGTAAAGGCAAGCAATGCTGCAACTGCCTCTGAATCTACCTGACCGATGCGGTCTACCTTGAGTTGTTTAAACAGTTGGTCATCGTTGCTGATGTGTCCGTTGTGAGTGAGTACGATTTTGCCACGAGGAATTGGGTGGTTGTTATCGTTTACAGTTGGCGAACCTTGGGTTGCCCAGCGTGTATGCAAGATTGCAGTTGTCGCATCCTTGCAGACATTGCGCCCTGCTTGGGTAGTGATGAACTTAGAAGCAGAGATTGGTGCCTTAGTAATGGCACGCTTTCCCTCCTTGTTAATCCATGCCACACCAGTGGCGTGATAGCCACGATGTTCGATGTCGAGAAGCATCTGCGATGCTAACTCTGTTGTGTTGACATGATGCTTAGGGTTGAGGCAGAAGCCTGCGATTCCACACATTTATTTATTCTCCAGTCTGTTAGGTGCTAATGAGTTAAGTGTATCACGATTGGTGAGCGTTCCAATAATCCTGTTTAAACGGTCACTTGCAACGAGGTAATCCGCATCTGACTTTGGGTAAACCCCAGCGAACTTTCGTCCGCTTGGGTCTACACCTTCCACGATGTATAACAATTCGTTACTCATTGCTTAACCAATACCATGCCCATGTTAAGGCAATGATTGCAACGATGAGAAACGAGCGACCATCTACGATTGAGATGTCCATGTTTAAACAGCCTCCCTCGTAGCCTTGCCACAGTCTTGGCATGACCAATAGATTCCGTTTTGGCTTGATGAGTAATCAATACTCGCGCCACAGTTTTTACATTTCATGATTCCAGTCCGTTCTGTTTAAACAGTGCGAGACTCTCTCGCATCTGCTTGTGCCTGCCGAGGGTAACGCTCCCTCGCTTGCCCACTTGGGGCAGGCTGTCCGCTTACGCCTGACCTTGCAGGCTGAGTGCTCTCTGCTTAAGGAACCTTGCTGTTTGGATGTCTAAGTTATCCTGAGAGATTTCATCTAGCAGGTCTTGGATGTTGTTTAAACGGATGTCTGTTCGTGAGTAGGTTGCTCCGAGCAGATTGCCTGCCTTGCTGTAATCAATGAGCCCTGCAATGAACTCTGCCCATGCGACAGCCTTGCGACCATTCAATGTGCCTTGGTGTAGGCGAACCTCGATTGTGCCATGGCGGTCATAGGATTCGAGATTGAGTGAGACATAGCGGTCACCGATTCCGATTGAACCTGAGCGGATTCGCTCGGCGGTTAGGTGTGCCTCCTCGATTGAGCGAACCTTGCAGAAGCGGTTGTTTAAACGGCTTGGAGCAACCAAGGTTCCGATTGTTTCATGCGCTGTGTGCCAGTTGATGTAAAAGTTGGCGAGTGCATTGAGTTTTTGGTTCAAGGTGTCACCAAAAGAATCAAAACCAATGTGGACATGGTAGCCAGTTGAGCGGTCAACCACAGCGCCTGCTTGCAAGAGCAAGCGAGCGACAGTTGAAGCCTCGTTTAAACGGGCATCATTGAGGATTGGAGAAACTACCTCGGCTCCTCGGATTGAGCCATCAAAAACGGCTGTCCATTCTGTTGAAAGGACATGTGAGTTGCGAGGAGCGAGGCAGTTGATGCCTCCCTGAGTCAAAACAGTTGAGGCAGTTGAGGGAGAAATCCCGTTGACCTCGAACTCTAATCCGTATGTGAATGTAGACATGATTTAAGCCTCCACTAGTGATTGGTTGCATGCAGGGCAGATAGGAGCGCCAAGGTTCACAAGAGTTGAGCGAGAAACTCGGGCGATGTAGTTGTCGTTTAAACAGGCAACCTTTATGAGGCGAGTTGATTGTTTTGGAGCCTCGGTCAATTCGATTTTTGCATGAGGGTATGCGCCAAGGCTGTCCAAGATTGGCACAACCCATGAGGGCAAGGATTCGAGAGGCTTAGCAACAGAGGCAGAGGCAGAGCGCCAGTTGCCTGATTGAGCCACTCTCAAAAGTGGCAAAATGAGGCGAGCAACAGTCTCTGCATCATCCACAGTTGGAGACACAAAAACCTCGGCTGTGAAATCGGCAGAGGCTGTAGGAGGCACGATTGAGGCATGAACAGCCTTGCGCCCTGATTTAGGAGGGAAGCCACAAGAGAGGCGAACTGCACTCTCCTCGTCTCCTCCTCCTGCAATGGCGGATGCAATGTGAGGGCGAACAGCGATAGCGAGATTCGCTAACCATTGCTCTCGGTTTTGTAGGGTCATGATGTGGAACCTTTCCAGTCGGTGTAACCATCGTTGGCTACGCCACCGAGTCTAGTCACGCGTTTAAACCAATGTCAACGCGAAAGGGCAAAAAATGTAAAACCGCAGGTCGCTACGCATAAAGTTTTTTTGCGACACGAGCCATTTAGGGCTTGATTCGAGGCAATGAAACGCCCACAGCGAACAGCCAAAGTTTAAACACCTCTAAGTTACTGAGCAGTAACATTCACGAAACCAGTATAAAATACTGTTAATTCGCATTTCATAAACTAAGCGTTGCTCTGAAGTGATATTAAACAACTGACTTTAGCGATTTACTAGCCAGTAACTTATGGAGGTTGTTGAACTTTCAACTACTTATGCCTGAGCAAGCAGGCAGGGGAGGGGAGCGCGAATCTATGAAAGAGCGCGAGGCTATACAGAGTAAGCGCTACCGCCTGCCCTAGCACTGGCTTTCCCTAGCAAGCAGTGCATGCATGCCCTTGCAAGCAGGTGCTTAGTGTTTAAACAAGCAAGCATTGCAGGTGGGTGAGTCATCACCCCAGGGTTATTAAACGGCTGGTATCGGTATCGGTATATCTCTACCCACATAAATTTGATAGTGGTGGGGGTTGAGCAGGGCTTTTACCCTACAATGGCTATGTGATGTAAATCACATGCCATAAAGTGTCCAAT